GGCACGAGGAAGCCATTGACCTTCGTGATTCCTGCCATAGCACCTTGAGCGGTAGCTTCTTTTAGGTACTGTAAAGGAGAATAAGCGAAATCGTATCCACCTAAAGTATATCCTTTGAAAGATAAGTTTAGGGCCATATCAGCACTGTTATCGAACTGACCGTAAGCAGAACCAGTAGTTACGTTTGTAGAGGCTAAGAACTTATCAATAGCAAAACAGAAAGCTGTTGTACCGTAGATGATGTTATCTCTCAATTGACCTTGTTTTTCAAGACGAGCAATAAGACTTTCAGCAGATGCGAAATCTGAGATAGTTCCTGAGTAGATATTTCCTTGTGCCATAGAAGCGAAAAGACCTTCACGACCTTTGTAACCTGCGGCAGCTAAATCACCTGACCACTCTTTAGAGTTGAAGTTTGCAGATTCACGTTTGTTTCTGAAACGTTTTTCAGCGTTTTCTTTGTTTACGTTGTACCAAATGTACCCAAGAGTTTCACCAGTGCTATTATCAGTAGCTTTTAACCATGAAATCTGAGTCATGTTAGTACGGTTCTCAGAAACCATTTCTTTAGTGATTGTACCTCTTGTAGTGTATTGTTGGTATTTAGTATTCAAAGATTCTTGCATACCTGCTGAACCTTTTTGGAATTCTGAAATATCAGCAAAACAAGAGATTCCTGTAGCTCCTAACGCTGCCCATCCTGCTGCATCACCACAAGAAGCGGTAAAAGTAGTAGAAGTCGTAGCAGAGATACGTCCTTGTCTTGAAACTGAACCGTCTGGCAAGAAAGCTTGAATAACTTCACCTACTCTGAAAGTATGGTCCGCTAATGTGAACACGTTTCCAGTAAGGGCTACACCTGTAGCAAGTTGAGTTAATCTGTCCTCTTCCGTCCATGTGATAACATCACTTGCGTAAGGAATTTTACGACCTGTTTTTTCGAACCATCCTTCAATCATTTGACTACCGTATCTTTTGTTTAGCTCTTTGTCTAAATCAGGAGATTGGTGTGTAGCGTAAGAAAGGTCAGTTAAATCTAAATAATTCGCGGCAGTAGGTACTTTAGTCGCACTTGGCGTATATCTTACTGCGGGTGAAGTTGAAATTGCTCCCATTTTTTGTTGTTTTTAAATGTTTGTTTTTAGTTTTTGTCAAACAAGTAAAAAGCTAGTCTTTGGTAAATGTGATTCCGGTTCCTGTTCTCATTGGCACGTTTCTTATGTTATCAGGTTGAATATTTTTCGAAACCTTATCATTGTGTTCAAGCTCTCTTGCTCTCCCTAGATTGTAGGCTTTATTCAATTCTGCTTTATAATTTTTGGCCATGTACATTGCTTCATGATACCCTTTTGGGTCAATTAGCTTTCCGGTATCAGCATCTAAAAAGTCTTTTATAAGATTGTTTGAATCTGACTGAAACTCCTTAACCTCATTAAGATTCTCCGGTTTAATGGATAATTCTTGAAAACCTATTTTCTCATCGCCCAGTTGAATTTTGAAACCTTCAAAATTGTTGTTAAATAGAGATTCAGTTTTAGAGATAAAATCGTTTCGGCTTGCTTCACGTTCAACCGTATATGCCTCTTCTTGTTGCTTTTGATCTTCCAAAAGTTTCTTTGCTTCTCGGTACTCCGAGGGAATATGCTCGTCAGAACCTCCAACGGCGCTAAATTCCTCCTTACGTTGCTCGAAAAACGAAAGAGCTTTTTTCAAATCGGCTTTTACATTGATTCCCTTGTCAAGAATTTCGTCTTCGTCGTCTTCCTCGTCAAGATTTTCAGTATTGTAATTTTTATCATACAGTCGATTTACTTCTCTTTCAGTAAGTTCAGGATTAGAAAGTTTGATGTAGTTTTTTAGGATACTATCCGGACTTTCCGTACTCCAATCTTTCTGAGTTTCTAAGAAATCGTTGTAATTTTTATTTCCTGTTTTTTCAATGAACTCGTTGAATTTCTCCATCTCTGGAGCATATTTCTTTTGTTCTTTTGGTGTTAGAGAATCTTTAAATTCATCAACACTCATTCCTTTTGATTTAGCGAGGTATTCAATGGCTACATCTTCATCTAGCTCTACCTGCTCGTATTCATCTTCCGGTTCTTCAGTTTCTACCGTTTCTTCGATTTCAGGAGTAACCACATCTTCTTGTATGATTTCCTCTTCCTGGTAGATTTCATTCGTTACTTCTTCGTTGCCGTTATCCGGAGTAAAACTGATATTGTTTTCCGGAGCTTCAACCGTAACTATCTCGTCAGTAATTGTTTCTTCTATTACCATCCTTTAAAATTTGATTTGATTTATAGTACAAATGTAAATAATAAACGTATACAAACGTTTGTTGTCGTTTATTATTTACATGTTTATGCTTGAAATTCAGAAAAAATGCTTATGCCTTTTTCTTATCTGAATCTTTTTTCTCAGGAGTAAGGGTGATTCCTTTGCTGTTCATTCTTGGCATATCCTTTTCAAGAGGCTTATTTCTTGAGTAGTAATCTACACTAGGGTTGGAACCGTCGGGAGCGTACTTGTCTGTGTAATTAGAATCGGCGGTCATAGTTCTTCCACGAGATACTTGAGGACTTCCTTCTTTTACTCTTGTTGCATTGGCCGCTACGTTTCCTGCTCTCTTTTGATCTACAAGGTCTTTACCTAAGACTTTTGCTTTATTGGCTCCTGCTATACTATCACCTTTAGCTTTGGCTTCTACTGCTACGGCTTTCGCATTAAACTTAGAAGTTTCGTTGATTTTTGAGATTTTCTCTTTGGTCATTCCTTTCGGTACGTACTCTTTTGTTCCTTTTAATACGGTAACTAACTTTTTTTTGTCTTTTGGATCTGGCATCTTTTTTATATTTATGGTTATAATTCAAACATTTGCATTTCATCTTTTTCTGCTTCAAAATCAATAGGGTCTTTGTCCTTTGCTTTTTGGTCTGCTATTCGGCTAGTTTGCGTGGCTTGTGTGGCAAGATTATCTTTTTTATCTTGCTGTAGTTTAGCTAGTTTTTCCGTAGCACCTGTATTGATTAAAACTTGCAACTCTTGATCGTAAACTCTCTTATCAGCTAGAGTCAATCGGTCTTGCTCTCCACGGGCTTTCTCTTTCTCGATTTCTCCCATAGTGATAGCTTGTTGCTTTTGAGCGTCAAGTTGTCCTTGAAGTTGAGCCGTTTGTTGTTTGAACTGCTCCGCTTGTTGGCTTGCTCTAATGTTTTCGTCAGATTGAATCTTGAATTTTTGCGCTTCTTGCTCTTGCATTACTTTAGCACGTTTCTTAATCAAGATTGATAAATACTGAATAGCAAGGTCTAAAACTTTGAAATTCCTAATCTTGTACTTATCATCTAATCCAATGAATCCTTTTTCAATCGCAATAGATAAATCGGCATCAAGCATCGCTCTTTCTTCATCATCCATTTCTAGTTCAAAGAATATGGCAAAATCACTCAAATGCAAGTCTTTCACATATTCTAAATCCTCTACGGCAGTGGCTCCAATTTTACGAATCAAATCATCGCGTAGGCTTGGGTAATACTTCAAAATGTCTGAAATAGCATAACTTACCGTAATAGCAGACTTTAAAGTCAAATATCCTGCTGCGTCTAAAATGTGTCTTGTGGCTAAGTTCGAATTGTAAGCGGCCATCTTTTGAATACCTACCAAACTTTCTTTGTCAGGAGTAGAAGCATCGCTCGCTTTGTTCAATCCAACTACATCAGTCAATTCTAAAATGTATCCGTTGTTCTCGTTTCTAAGAGCTGCTAACTTATTGATACTATCTCCTGTTTGAACTTCTTGAAAAGGCTTTTGAGCATTATTATATTCGCCGCCAATCAATGAGGAACGATATAAGTAACTACCTTTTTGCAAGTACATATCAAGCGTTTGCTGAACCGTTTGCATTTTCCCTTCACCAAGTTCAACTTCGGCCAAGGCATCAAGGTCAATTGCAATACCATCAGGAGTAATACCTTGAATGATTTGCTCTGCTTTTAATTCTGTGATATTGATTTTGTCCTCAATAGGAATCATTCTCGAAACTAAACTAGAGATAATTCCGTCTTGAAAGTTTGGCGCTATAATGTGGTATTGTTCGCATACTTTTTTGTCATTTGATTTTGATCTTGACATAGATTTTGACAATTCCCACTTCAATAGAATATTGGTTCCCAAAACCATCGCTCCTTCAAATAAAATCTCTTCTACCACAGAAGCTCTTTGGTATTTGTCCTTTTTATCTTTTGGTTTAGAGTCGTCAAAAAACTCACTAGCATCGTCTATAATTACTTCTCCGTTGGCTTTCTTCTTTATTTTACTTGCTCTTTCTCGATGAGTTTTATAAGTGAAGTAAAGAATATTAGTTGATCCTTTTAGGTTATTTGATTTTGACAAATCATTCATTACGGACCATGAATGGCCTGACTCTACAATTTCTTTTTTTACTTCTGCATCACTCAATAATTCCGGATATTCTACGAAAATATCACTCACCAAAACTTGCTCAACATGGCCTTTGTAGAAACAGTCTCTAAAGTACGGGTCTTTAGTAGGAGAGTACACCAAGTCACTTGCGTCCACTCTTTTTTGGATAATTCCTTTTGATGGATTCAACCTGGTAAAATTACAACCAATACCGTCTACCACTAAATCTCTAACAATTTGACGGTTTACTACATTGTTGTATTCGTTTTCTTCCATTACCGTAGCAATGGCTAATTGATTAGATAGGCAGTTAGAAGGCTTCCATTCCATTTGCATGTGGATATTCAGCTCTTCTTTAGTCATTGGTAACTCGTCAATTGGCATGCTTCCAATATCCATTCCAAAATCCTCTTTGGCCTTCTTGATGATAGGTAAAGTGTTTTGGTCAGATTCTATCCGTTTTCTATATGCTTGTTTGTTTTCCTGAGAAACCGGATCAATTGCTTTGGGCTTGATAGAATAAGGTCTATTTACCATTCCGTTAACCACTAAGTCAACAATTTTAGGCATTCTAGTCAAGGACTTTTTGCTTAAATTCAACAACGAAACATCACCATTAGTTCCTAACTTTGGGTAATATTTGGTCATGTTCACTAAACCATTTGCGTAGATTCTCCTTTCGTCAAAAATAGCTTTGTTCGCATAAAATCGGCTTCGGCCTTCTCCTCTGTAAAACCACTCCGAATAGATAACATTACCTACGGCTAAACCAAAAGCCTTACTTGACTTTTTCTCAAAACTATCTAGGTGACTAGGGTAGGAGATGTTTTGTGATATTTTAAATTTGCTTTGTTCGTTTGCCATGATATTAGCTATATGTTTTGAATTTTATACTTACTGATTTGTTTGCTGATTTTGGTTCTAAATAGGGCTTTCTGTTAACGGCCATGATTGCGTATCCTGCCGCAATCGTAGGATCATAATCGGTTCTTTTTGCTACGTTGAATTTTGCCCAATCTCTTAAAGTCCTATCGAACGGCATACTTCCCATTTCTCCTTCTTCACGAATAGCGAAGGTGTTTTGGCCTTGTGCGTAGTTTCCAACGTATTTGTCGATGTAACTTTCTATTCCTGTCCAGTGCGTTGTAATCATATCTGCTCCAGAACTCGGAACTCCACCCAAATCTCTTTCAGTTTGTGAGAGTTTATTCATTGGTTTGTCAAAGCGATTGATAGAATATCCTCTATAACCACGATTTCTAAAATGCTTTAAAAATCCAATCTTGTTGTTCTCGATAAGCGCTGGCATGCTGTAAAACACACAAGCCATTAAACAGTCTTCAAAGAATATCTCGGCAGTTTGTGGTCTAGTGATGTATTCCAAGAAAAAGAAATTACTTGGCGCCTCTCTCATGGTAGTTCGCGTCAATCCAAGCATTGCTCCTTTAGAACCTCCGTTATATTCTGAACCATTTATGGTATCTTCTAGTTTACTTCCTTGTACAGAATCTTGGTCATAGGTATCGACTCCAAACGCTCCTAAATCATCATTATCAGGGTGCTTACAAACGTGGCCAAACTCGTTACGTTTTAGAACCCACTTGTTACGCATGTCTTCGGGCGGAATCCATCCCACAAGGAAACGTCCTTTTTCAGTAGGAGTCCAAATCACTTTCGTGTCAGGCATGTTGTTTTCCCATGAAAAGTTTCCACGGGTGAGCGTTTTGTGTACGTCGTATAATTCGTTATGCTCTAATTGAGCATTGATTTTTTCTAGGTCAAATATGGTAGAAACTGATTCATCTCTAAAAGCATCTACTTTTGTAATTGGGTCTAGTCTTCGAGCGTTCCAATAGTTTTTCTCACCAAGTAATCTAGCCGACTTGAATTCGTTTTCTAAATATTGTAACGCTCCGTAGAGTTTTAGTTCTCCTTGAGCATTTATAAAACTTTTTCCCGTTTCTAATACTGAATGGCAAACTCCATATTTGTCGGTGTAATCTTCCGCATTTTCGTGAGCAGGGAGGAAGTACGCATACAATCCCGTCGTAGTTCTGCCGTTATCATTACGTTTTAAAACACTAGAACCAATATCCATTAATTTAAAATCGCTTCCACCTTTGTTTAAAGGGTTTACGGTTGAACCAATAAACGCTTTTCCAATAACTCTACCTCCTTGAATCATCGTAGGCTTGATATTCGCCCAATGTGCTAAATAGCTTAGATACTCCCATTTAGAAGCCTCATCTCCTAAATACATATCAAGCTTTACGGAGTCATAAGATAGTACGGCAGTAGCCCTATAATCGACTGTGGTGTTTAGATAATCAGAAGTAGATGTATCTTTATTCTTTTTGGCTGCTCTTGAATTATCAGAGGGTTTACCAAACACCATTTTCTTAATATCATCAATTTTACCTTTGACCACGGGTTGAAAAAAGAATGGTAAATTCTGAATCACATACGAATACTTTTGAAAAGCAACCGCCGCATCGACGTCACTCTTAGATGTAATTCCTATTTTTTGATTTTTTGTCGTTGTTGATAGTTGCACTAAATGGTCAAGAGCCATCTCGGTGAATCCCGTACGACGACCTTTGGTAAAGAACATTCCGATACATCTTTTGTCCATAAGGCAAGCTTTGGCAAAATAGTACATCTTGGCTTGTGCCATTCTGAACTCTTTGTATCCGCCTGTATCCGCCATTTGGTTCCACTGCAATCCCATATAATGTTCGGGAGTGATGTAAACTGCTTTACCGTTATTCATAAACCAAACTCCTTCACGTCTTCTCTTAAATTCCTTTAAGATAAATTCCGCAAAAGCTTCTTCAGTATCAGGTGTGAGTCCTGCGGGCATTTCTGCTCGTCTCCAATACTGTTGCTCTTTTGGCATTCTATGGTAGAGGATTTCAGTTTGTTTGGGCTTCTTAGGAAGCATGATATTCAAGCCGTCCAAAGTGATAATTTCACCTTTCGTACCTAACGGGCAAATCATTACGCTATCCGTATCGGAATCATACCATTCTTTATGATAGCTCTTGATTGGGTAAAACTCTTGATTGGCAAACTTTTCGGGATAACCTCGCTTGAAGTCTCTATCTTGTAAATCGAACTTATCCGCTTCAATTTGATTTTTTAACTCTAAGTTTCCAGAGTTAATATCAGTGATCGCTTTTAAGATAATAGGCTTAGAACGAATAGCGTTACCGTATTTCTCAGCATCTAATTCGTCAAAGTTAATGTCCTTCTTTAAAGCTTTTCGTAATACGTCAATAGAGTTTTCTCCTGCACTGACTAATTCGATTATGTAGTTTTTCAGCTTTTCGTGACTCGGAGCATTTGGGCTATTTTGCCAAGTGACCAAAAGTTCTTTAATAGCAGAAAACGAATCAATCCTAGATTTCACTAATGTAGATAGCTTATCATCATCAACTTTTGACAAGTCAACGTTTAACTCCATGCCGACAAGGGCATTTCGTATTGATAATTCTATTTCTTCGGATAATCCTTTCATACAGACAAAGATATAAATTTAATGACCACAAACGTTTGTTGTCGTTTAAAAATGACAAAGCAAAGTTATATTTCTAATTTAGCAAGTATTGTATTGGTTCTCATACGGTAAAGTCTTTCTCCTTCAATAATGAATTTATACTCTGAGTCTACTTTAAAAGCTATTTTATCTCCTGCGTTTACATCTTGCTTAATCAGTGCTTGATTGGTGTATTTTACGATACCTACATGCTCTTGTTCGATTTCTCCAATCCATTTTTTATTTTCTATAATCGGAGCAACAAATACGTAATTATCTACTGAGATTTTATCTTTACCGCGGATGATTAAAAAAATCAAATCCGCCGAAACTTGGAACAAATCACCTTTAATATGAAAGTCAGATTCTCTCGTACGTCCTTTTCCGTCAAAGTAGGTTCTGAATACGTTGTGCTGAACTACTACATGGTCTCCTACTTGAATATTCCCCTCGTAATCCATTGGTAGAGCTAATACAACTCCTATACGGTTTACATTTGAGGCGTGTTCTATTGAAGTATTGGTGATAAGAGTTTTGTCGCCTACTTGCTTAGTATTCAAAAATTTTTCACCGTTCAATGGGGATATGATAAACTTACTTGGCATTCTCATAATTAGTCGATAAAGTATTGTACATTCACGCGGTCACTTTTTGCAATATCATTCCAATGTTGCATTTTGTCTCCGGAGCCAATATAAATTTCGTAACAAGTTTCTGTTGCTATGATTTCAAATATGGTACGCTTTTCGCGTTTCCCATTAATAGGCAAATCTCTTTCTTGCCCTACGGTTAAAACGAAAGGATTTCTCCCAAAAATATTTTCTGTGATCTGTCTTATTCTTTTATTACTCATGATGTTATTTTATAATGTTAAAAATGTGCTTTCGTGAATAGTATTACTAAATGTAACTTACATTTCACCTGATATTGCTGCTCCTGTTATTGTATAATAATTTCCAGATGTAGCAACAAAAGTGTATTCTACTAGCACGCTAGTTCCTTCAGCTACACTAGTTTCTGAATCGTAAAATGAATCTACAAGTGCATTTGTTAAAGTGCTTCTAGTTTCCACGGTAGCATTAGCAAGAGCTGTAAATCCTGCGTCTACAAAAGCAAAAACAGAAACTCTATAAGTATTCCCATTTACGTATGCGTATTCTCCTAAAGCATTAGCATTGTTTGTGTCTACTATGGGTACAGAATTAGTAACATCATACAATTGGAATCCCTGACCAACTCCACTAGCTGACACATCATAATATATCAATTGTGGTGAAAATAGGGTTGTGTACTTTAAACTGAATATCATCTTTTTAAATGGGTGCATAGCTTATATTTTAGTTTCTCCGTACAAAGTGTAAAACTGCGTATTCGAATCTCTCTCAAGATAACAAGGGTCAAACTGTCTGTTTATTCTGTAACCAACAGGGTTTTGCAATGTAACTCCTGAAGCTCCAACTATCGAAACTTCGCCCGCGCCAAGCCTAACAAATCCTACGTTGAATTTGGTTCTTAATCCGGAAGGCGGAACCGTAATTGTAATAGCAGTAGCGTTTTTTAATTGAATTACATAGTTGTTATCAGTATCAACTAAAGCAAAACTACTCGACGCATCACGTTGTAAGTTGTTTGAAGCATCTGCTCCATTTGTTCCATTAGTACCATTTGATCCGTTCGGACCTTGTATTCCTTGAGGACCTTGAGGACCTGTAGCTCCATTCGCACCGTTTGTTCCATTAACTCCTGCGGGACCTTGTATTCCTTGAATTCCTTGCGGTCCTGTAGCTCCAACCGATGTTGGCAAAGCAATAAAGTCAGTGGTCAAAACTAACGGTAAATCTTTCCCTACTGTCTGATTTTGTAATTTGAATATAGACTTTGCACCATTCAAGTTCACTACAACTACGTGGTATTGCTCAACAACAAATACGGGGTCTAAATTATTTAGAACTGCTGCATGAGTAGCGTATGAACTTCCTGAATATGTAATTTCAGTAAATCTCAAAACGCCACCCGTTAAAGGCGAAAGTCCACTTTTAAAGTATGATTTCAGTTGCCCTAACAAGAAGTTCTTAGTTCGTTTTTTCGAAGTGTTTCCGTCACTACCTATCAACGAATCTAAATCAGAAACATCTGTATCTATAATGTAAACCGTATCGTTACTTATCTTTGTCATTAGACTACTTTTTTATATTGATTATTGACTTTTTATACCCTACCATACCAAAACTTTGACCACCCAAATTCAAGTATTCAGCAGATATAATATTTCCTTTTTTGTTTTGAAAGTTTAGGTCAAGACTATAAACTGCTTGATTTAATTCCTTATTAATTCCAACAGCTCCACCCGCCAAAACTCTAAACACCGTTTCTTTTTGCTTTACTGCTACTTCAATTGTTTTTTTCTTTATCGTGTAGTTTGGAGTAATTTCTTTGACTTCTCCTTGTACTATTCCGTTGATGTTGAGTATCAAGTTTTCGTCCTCGAAATCCGTTGAAAACTTGTTAAGCTGAATAGCCTTGTCAAATTTTAATTGCTTTACGCTATCCGAGGCTAAGGCGTAATCCGTTTTTAGTTTTTCGTTCTCAGCAATCAATTTTTTATCAATTGGATTCTCTTTATAAATAGTTTCTCCCTTTTTTAAAGGTGTCGAATTCGACGGGTTTACAATTGGCTCGTGAGTTGGTTTTTTAGATTCAAAATCTCCTTTTACTTCGGGAATTTCTACTTTCACTATTTGCGGTTCGACGTCGGAATTTGAACAACCTTTAACCGTCAAAACTATTAAGAGCAATACCCAACCTAGATATTTCAATGATTCTTTCCACAAGGGAGTAAATAGATTGATTTGTGCCATTATTTTTTCCATTTAGTTAATAGTTCTTGCCTATGTGCTAATCCGTTAAATCCGCCGTTAATGCGTTTCGTAATCGCTTTAATATCATCTCTATCAGCTAAATCGTTTAATTTGTTTTTGTTCCAAAACCACAAAGCAGCAATCATAGCATTAGCTTCTTCTAAAAGCAAATCAGGATTATTAAAACAATCAATTCTAGCGTCTTTTGATAGCATCAAATAATTGTCCTTTCCTGTTAACTGAATGAATCCACGCCCTCTGTATTTCCAACCATCACCGCTTTTTTCATCACCATTACCCATTCTGTTAGCATAAACTCGATTAGCTATTTTCTGAGGTTGTCTTTGGTATTCATTAGCAAGAGCAGTAGTCGGAAAGTATTTTTTAAAAGTTGTTGCTAGACCTTTGGCACTATAATTTAGATTCTCACTAATTGGCTTTAATCCACTTTCGTGTTTAATTTGGCTAAAGAGATGTGCTAATCGCAAAGGAGTATTCACGTAATATGAATCCAATAAACTCTTGTATTTTTCGTTCAGTTTCATAATTAATCTTTTAAATCAGTTATACTATCCTTTATCTCATTGGCACGCCCTAAAGCTTTCTTTAATAATGCCCATACATCAAGACCCGTAGCTTTCTCAAAATTCTCTTTGATCGAAACTCCCTCAATAAAAATCAAGAGTATCGCACACATTTTTGTCGCAAAGAATGATACCGAAAACCAATTCTGGAAAAACTCCGAAAGAATAAAGAAATCAATCACGTAAAGACAAATAATACACATCTGATACAAAAGCATCTTTGATATAATTTCACTCAATCTACGGCTCGTGATGAACTTCCATCCTTTGCATTTTACCGACCTATAAATTCCGAAGAAAGTGTCTAGTACTATTGCAGCACCTACAGCAATCATCAATCCCGTTATAGGAGCAAAAAACAAGCAAGTAGCTGTGAATATGTATAATAAGTATGCTTTCATTTCTGTGTGATTAAATTTAGTCCTGATGACTTTCGATGGTTTTTTCCTCTTGTACTTCGTCTAGGACTTTCTCTTGTTTCTTCTGATTCAAAAAAGTAATTATTGGCATCCCATAACGTGTAGGAATGTCATTTGCGTAGTTCTCTAATTGTTGGATTTGTTCTTGTGTAAGTGCCATGTTTATTTATTTAATTATTTAAAATACTACTGCTAAAAGTCCTATAACCGTTCTATACAAAGCACCTACTCCCAAACCTCCTGCAATTGCTGCGGTATTGTCAGCAAATACAGGAATAGTAGTTGCACTTAATTGACCGCTTGCATTTGCTGTTACTATACGTGTGTTTGGGCCCGATAAGTCGTTAATAATCACCTTCCCAGTTGAGTTAATACGCATACGTTCAGAAGTATCAGTATAAAATGTCATTATGCCTCCCCAACCCGGACTTCTACCTGCTGACATTCTAAACTCTCCAGAACTTCTTTGTTGTTGTATAAATGCTTCTAATGTATTCCCATTTGTAGCCCATTGAATACCCCCAAATGTAGATGCAGATTGATTGTCAATTATAATATTAGGAGTTGAAGCGGTCAATTGTAATAATGATTGTGGATTTGTAGTCCCAATACCTATATTTGTACCATTATCAAAAATTATACTGTTCCCAACCGTACCACTAGATGTAAACTTTGGCAAAAAGTTAGTTGTTCCGCTACCTCCTATAAAACTACTCTGAGCTATATCTCCACCCCCTGCTAGTAATAGGTTTGTTGATGGTGCTGATTTTTTAACGAAAGAGTCACCGCTAACTGTACCTCTTAGAATTGTACTTGTAATGTTTGTATCTCCTAAAGTAGCTGTATTAGAACCTGCTCCAACTGCTCCAACACCAATTACTATTTGATTTGTTTGACTATCTCCTAACGCCCTTGAATTACCGCCTATAAATAAAGAAGATGATGCATTTGTTAAAGGTGAGTTTACGTTAAAAGATTGACCTGCAGCTTGCCCTATTGCAGTAACATTGTTTAATGATATAGCATTTGATAAAGCTAATGAGCCCACCCCAGTATTACCGCTGGATGTAGTTATTTTTGACAAAACATCATATCCAAAAGCAGTATTACCAACACCGCTACTATTTAGCCTTAACGCTAAATCTCCAAAACTTGTACTACTTAAATTATTCCCTTTACCATTATTCCAAACCGTTAAATCAGTAGCGTTACTTTCTAATTGTGGAATGTTTGAAGAATTCGCTAAAACAAAGGCAGTAGTAGCAATCTGCGTTGTATTTGTTCCTGCTGTTTGTGTTACTGCCGTTGTTCCTGTTGGTAAACTTGGTGCACCTGTAAAGCTTGGAGAAGCTAAACTTGCTTTTAATCCTAAGTCATTCGTCAATGAAGTCACTTGACTTTGTGCAATTTGTATAGATACATTTGCTGATGCAGTAGTAAGTCCTTTAGCGTTTACAGTATACTGAGGTACGCTTGAAGCAGTACCAAAACTCCCTACGTTTGAATTAACAGTAGCTAAAGTTAATACAGTAGCTCCTGTAGCATCTCCTGTGTGTGTTGCGTTTGAAACTTTTGACGCTAATCCATCAACTAAAGCTTTTGTACTTGCATAAGTAGTTGTTGATGAAACCGTGAAAGAGTTCGACTTGTTAGAGATATTTTCTTTACCGCTAACGTCGCCTATAATTGAAGACTGTGCTATTGTACTTCCGTCAGCTAGTAATATATTGGTTGCGGGGGCTGTGGAGTTTATGATTTTAGTCCCTGTTATAGCTCCTAGTTTGTCAACTGTAAATGTGTTTGTTGAATTGTTTCGACCCACATAATTAAAGCCATTACCCCCTATAGAATTATTTGCTACAATATTATCACCCGTTGACCCGTTTCCATTTTCTGCTAAAAAATTAACTCCGCTTCCTGAATTATAAGCAACAAGTCCTTTTCCTGCACCACTATTATAAGTTTGAATCCCGATTCCATTATTTGTATTATAAAAAACATTCCCTACTCCAGAACCTTCGTTTAATCCATAAATACCAAAACTACTATTTGTATTTATTATTTTTATAACCCCATTAGCATTATCTGTACCAGAATTAGTTAAAGATATTCCATTATTTATAAATGGGGTTGTATTCACTATTGACTTTACACCTGTTATACTTTGGTTCCCTGTAGTCTTAACATTTCCACTATCAGCCGTAGCAATTGCGTTACCTACAAAAGCAGTATTAGCAACTTGTGTATCATTAGTTCCTACTGTTGCTGTTGGTGCAAGTGGTACGCCCGTAAATGTTGGAGAATTTATTGGAGCAAATAAACTAGTAACCCAATCAGTAATCACTTTCCAAACAGGGAATTTAGTAGTACTCGCTATATCTGCAACACTGTTAGATTTATTAGCCGTATTTTCTTTTCCCGAAATATCAATATCAGGAGCATTTTCTAATACAGTAATTCTA